CTTTGTGAGGTACATATATTAAGGTAATCCACAAAGATAATATCGGGTCGAAAACTCCTCTTGAGAGACAGATCATTAAGAAGAGACCTAAAATGTCCCACATGAGCGGAAGCAGTTGGATACTCTTTAATGATAAGTTTTCCATTGGTCTTCTTACTTAGGTTCGCTACCTTATTCTCAAACATCTGCCTAGGCAAACTAGCTAGATCTTGAATAGGAACGCCCAAAAGATTAGCGTCAATACGTTCTGCAATCTTCTCCTCTGACATCTCACATGTGATGTAGAGGACGTTCTTACCCTGCAGCAGTGTTGCAGCAGCAACATGGCACATAAACAAGGACTTACCAACACCAGTGCCAGCAAGTGCAATATTTAGGGTTTTGTTTGGCAGACCACCCTTGGTAATCTTATTGAATAACTGAAGATCAAAAGGTATCTTGGATTCTACTCTTGTGTAAGAGTCAAATCGTTCTGAGAAATCTTCAAGATAGTTGTGACCAATCCTGTTGTCAAATGATACAGCAATTGCATCTTGAAGAATTGATGGGATTGCTCCCATCTCTTTCTCTTGATCATTACCATCTGCAATCTTAATACTCTCAAGCAGAGAAAGATAGATGGCACGATTGCGACACCACTCTTCAGTGGAATCTGTTAACCATTGCTGGTCAACTTTTTCTTCATTAAGATTATTAATGAGAGTACTTACATTTTGATAATCACTTTCAGTAAGTGACTTCGTATTCTGCAAATCAATATGCAGAGATTCTTTTGTAGGGCACTTCTCATACTTTGAAATGAATTCACTGATCAATCCATACAGGAGTTGAACCTCGTGATTCTCAAAGTATGTTTTCTTCAGGTATGGATATACCTGACGGCGATACTCATCATTGGTGACAAGGTTCTTTAGAATTGTGAATTCAAGTGAGTTCATAAGTAATGCAAATAGGTGCTTAAGATGTACTTGTCATTTGATATGGCAGGGTGTCCTTGATGGGGAACCATCCACAAGGGAGGGAACACAATCATTCTACCACGTTTTGGTCGGATGTACTTGTCAATACCTAAAAATGATGTTTCTCCACCCTGAGGAACATCATTTAAATACACTAGAAATGCTAGAAATCTTTTAGAACTTTTGTGATCTGCTACGTCAACATGGGGACCAAACTGATCTTCTGTTCCCTTTCTATATTTCTTAACCCTAGCATATTCATAGGTATAAGTTGGAGGTAACCAAAGGTCACAATCAACTGACTCAACATATCTATCCAAAAAAGGATTGAGTGTATCCACACAATCTTTTACCATGTCTGGTTCAAGAACTAATTCATGAAACCTTGGTTTATTTTGGTTGTCAATGAATTTTGGATTACCCTGTTCGATGTAGTTGATTAACTCTTCACAGTAATCGGAAGTAAATACATCATTGTATATTTTAATAAAATCTTCAATCCGATTCATTGCCATACTTAAACTCTTGTGCTGCTGCCCAATCAAGTTGTTCCATTATTTCGGGCGTGAAATACTTCTCGGGATCAGAGAGAATAACAGAAGGATAAACAGAGGATTCGCCAACAACGACACGATTGCCCTTGCGGGTGAATACTCCGTACTTCTCACCCAGTTCCAGTAGTCCATAATACTTGTCCAGTCCACGGGAGTCGAAGAAAAGACGTGTTGCAACTTGAGAGTTCTCCTTAGTGAAACGTGACTTGTTTGCTCTCACTTTGATGATGTTGCCTACAACATCTGTACCATCCTTCTCTTTAGATTTAGACAAGTACATGATTGTAGATGCAGCATACTTAAGACCACTACCACCACCCATCTCAGATTGATCACCATACATGTTCATGGTCTTGTAGGTATGGTTGGTAACGATCATTGGGACCTTCAGTTTACCCAGTTTGCTGGTGATGATTCGGAATACTGACTTGATCGATTGGGTCTTAGTCATGTCACGAACCTGCTTGTCAGCAAGGGCATCCTCCAGTTCCTTTGATGATGCTAGCATACCAAGAGAGTCCAGAACAATCAAGAGAGGTTTACGATCCTCTTCCTTTGTCTTCAGGAGATTATCCAGGATACGAATGATCTGAGTACGAAACTCTTCAATAGTATCTACAGGGAAGTGCCAGACACGATCAGCATCTAATCCACGATTCTTAAACAGATCCCCAGTTGCTGCTGCTTCACTATCAAAGTAAAAAACAGCACCCTCTGGATTTGCATCCAGAAAATGCTTAGCAATGCCAATGGCATAAAACGTTTTACCAGTTGCTTGCTCACCAGCAATAGCAGTAACCCTGTTATCGGGGATGCCACCATTGATGCTGCCACTAAGCAGTGCATTCAGGATATAGGATCCTGTACCAATAAATTTCTGCTCGTCTCCTGTAGTAATGCCATCAGAGACAAGTTTGGCATAATCATTCTTTGCCTCTTTGGCAAGTGTATCAAAAATACTCATACGAATAGAAACTCCAGATTAACTTCTTTTTCTGTCTTCCAACCGATAACATCAAGAATAATCTTGAGCGGATCTAGGAATGATTTTTGGAATTGTAATTTGTAATCTACGTTCTTACTGATCTTAACTTCTTGTGGGAAATTAGAAATGAATGAAATAACATTCTCTCCTACAAGGTTGGGTGTTTGTAGATATACAAATTTGATTTTCTCACCCTCTTGAATCAAAGGGTACTTGTATGTAAGTTTGTTTTTCTTCAATTGGAAATTGTACAGGAGTGCTCCCCTTACATGAATAGGGCAGCTCTTCTTATACAGCGTAACAGGATCTCTCCATTTTGTCAACCCGTTAACGCTCCTGGGAAATGCAATCTCCTCAGGTGGCATATTAAAGAAGTCACTTTTGAACTGATCGATAAACGCAATGAGGTCTTCTTCAGTTTTAGTCATGATGATATTAAGTGCTTCTTTAATCTTAGTCCTACATGGAGCAGGAGTAGAAGATTTAACTGCCTCAATACCCATCATTTTAAGTTTTGGTTCTGCGTAGCGAACCCCTTCACTATCCCATACATTTAGAATGTATCTTTTTTTAGCAGTCCAGATTCCCTTGTCAGCGATGTTCTCTCGCTTCATGCTCATCTTTTGATCATATGCCGAGACATACGTCGCAAGTTCCTGATATGAACGTTCAATAAAAGGTTCCAGTTTTTCTTGACAGATCTTGTCCAATATGGAAACAATTGCTGCTTTATCACCAGACCGATTACTAAAGAATTTAGTAACAAGAGGTCCAAGGTTAAGATAGATACTGTCGGTATCGGAAGCGATAACATAATCGACATCCTCAGTTTTTAACAGATTATTTAGGTATCCGTTCATCTTATTCTCAATCCAACGGATAGAAACCTGCCCAGAAAGTGTGATTGCTTCAGCATTTGCTAACTTATAATATCGAAAATACTGGTTACCAATAGCACCATAAGCACTGTTCAATTGAATCTTACGTGCCATTTGAATGTTATTGCAACGAGCAATCTCTTTAATCAACTCTGGATCTGGATTCTTTTCGTACTCTTGCTTTGCAGCAAGCATCTTCTTTTTAAATACTGTACGTTCTTCATAGATCTTTCTCATCAATTTAGGAAGAAATCCCTGACGAGTAGTATCATAGAACGCTCCGTTTGCACATACAGTTTGTCCAGACAGATCAGAAAGATCCAATTCTTTATTAAGAATCCTATCTACAGTAGCAGAAGGATGCTTATGGGGTAACAAAGTTTCTGGAGAAATGTTGTACTGCATAATCAAGTGGGGATATAGAGAGTTAAGGTCAAACGAAACCACCCAATCATACATCCCAGGGACAGGTTCCTTTACATATGCACCAGCATACTTAGAATCCTTTGCATGTCTTTCATTTGGAGGAATAACAATATTGTCTTTATTGAGATAGTTGTAAATGATACTATCCCACATGCGTACCTGATAATATACATCTTCAAAGTTTACCTTAGCATCATATGCCATAGTCAATGCCAACTCAATCAGCTTCATCTTGTCTTCCAAACGGTCAACAAGTTCTACGTCAATGATGTTGTAGTCAACAAACTTCTGCCAATTCTGAGTATAGAAGTCCCTAAAGGTTTCAAACTCAGAGTGGTCTAGTTTTTGTTGTCCAAGTTCAACGTTGGCAATGTGGTCCAGGCGATAGGACTCTTGGTTAGTATAAGTAAACTTTTGATAAAGATCAAGATAATCAAGAACACTGACGCCAATGATATCATAATAAATATGATTCCGTCCTTTGATTTCGACTTCTCTTTCATTGACTTTATTCCATGGGGATAAGGATCTCATGTACTTGGTAGATAGTACACGATCAATCCGACGACAAATATAAGGAATATCAAACAGTTTAACATTCCAACCAGTCAAAACATCTGGAGTGTTCTCTGCCCACCACGCAAGAAAATCTTTGAGCATCTCACCTTCTTTCCAGAAGACACGATACTCAACATCCTCCCGTGAGTTTTCATACTCACGAGTACCCCATACGATTAATTTCTTTGTGGTGAAATCCTTAATAGTAAGACACAGGATCTCTTCTGAAGTATCTGCAATGTTAGGAAACCCATTTTCAGATGAGGTTTCAATGTCAAGCGTATAGATCTTCAGTTTAGATGTGTCGTATTTAATTTCTTCTTCTGGAAACTTGGTGCTAATATACTGATAGAGAAACCTATCGTTTCCATATATTTTAAAGTTCTCTACATCTTTGTACTTGTCAATAAACTCTCTTGCATCTTTTACACTGCTAAAGTTGATCTCTTGAGCGTAGTGTCCATCGAGAGTTTTAAACTCAGTTTTAGTATTTGTTTGTGCATAAAGAACTGGAGAAAAGACCTCTTGATATTGAACACGCTTACCGTCTTCATAACCAATGTATAAGATCTTGTCTCCAGATAGGAAAACATTACTGTAGAACTTCTTCATCAGTGTCATCTTTGGGGACGGACGCTTGGTACTTTGCAAGGATCTCAGGGTTTGGATCCACTATTGTAGCAAGAAAATCCGAATAAAGCAAGACATTCCTCTGTCCAGAATATCTGGGGAATGGGTGGAGATCGCCATTAATAATCTCCTTAGGGTCGGAGAGGAACACCGAAGGTTCCATCTCCATCTCAGTTATGTAAGAGATTACATACTGCCCTGTCTTAAGCAGGATCAGTTTGATCGAGTCCATTGTCAACTACCTCAGGTTCTTCTAAAGAAATATTGTTCTTGGTGCAATAGTCCTTCATGATATTATCATGAGGATCATAGATTGTCACCAACCAATCTGCAGGAATGATGAAACTTCTTTGCTTAGAAAGAGGTGCCCAATGGGTATAACGAACTGAATATTTAGTTTTGGGTGCAGGTGCTTCTTGCCCTTCAACTGCCAATTCGTCAGATTCTTCTGTTTCTGCTTGAAGTTGCATCACAAAAGGATTGGACAAATGATAGGCAACAATACCCTTCTGTTCATTATCGAGGATTTCCTTGGCGTCAGAAATAACGTCTTCGCCAGACCTCAACAGCATAACTTTAACGGTCATAGTGATAATTTACGATCTTCGATGTCTCTAATGTGTTTTGAAAGTTTATCAAGGTATCCACGATTGCGTAACTCTTTGAACACTAAGTTCTCAAGTGCAAACTCTCCACCTTGCTGAATAGCAGATGATCT